CTACTCTGTCAGCTGTCACACACTCCCAAAATTCTCATTTTTTGTAAATTTTTCTAGTAAATTTGTACTGTGTGCCAGTCGGTGCAACTGTCACAGGGGGGGTAGGGTTGCAAAGTAGTACACTTGTACCTAAGCGCGGGGAACTTACTGATACATACCAGATTATTTACACTGTAGCACACCCCCGGGGGTAGGGGTTGAAAAAGCAGCTAATGTATTACCCATGGCCATANAAAACGCACCCCCACTTAGTCTTCGCTGGGCCCANGGCCAAGTGTTTACTAGCGANCGCAGATTCCGTGTCCTCGTTGCAGGCCGCCGTTTCGGTAAGTCCTACCTNTCNTGCGTCGAACTATTGCGTGGAGCGATCAATAACCCCGGNGAAACCTTCTTTTACTGCGCCCCCACGTACCGAATGGCAAANGATATTGCCTGGAAAGTNCTCAAAAAGCTTGTCCCAAAGCCGTGGATCAAAAGTAAGAACGAAACCGACCTCAAATTGGAGCTAGTAAACGGCTCCACCATCGAATTAAAGGGAACAGAGAACGCAATGGCTCTTCGAGGCCGCTCTTTATCAGGAGTAGTCCTAGACGAAGCCGCATTTATGGACGCAGAGGTCTGGTTCGAGGTCATTCGCCCCGCCCTTGCAGACAAACAAGGCTGGGCACTCTTCATTTCCACCCCGGCTGGAACGGCTAGCTGGTTTTACGACCTTTGGTGCTACTGCGAAGACGACCCAACCAAAGAATGGCAACGCTGGTGCTACACAACCATCGAAGGCGGCAACGTCCCTGCCCACGAAATCGAAGCAGCCCGCGCCCAACTAGACCCCCGCACATTCCGCCAAGAATTTGAAGCCTCCTTCGAGAACCTCAGCGGTCTCGTAGCAGTCAGCTTCTCCGACGAAAACATATCTACTAACGCCAAAGACATCTCAATCCAACCAATCCTCCTCGGCGTTGACTTCAACGTGGACCCAATGTCTGGCATCTGCGCCGTAAAAGACGGCGAGACCCTATACGTCTTCGACGAAATAATGCTCACAGGCGGCGCAACCACCTGGGACTTCGCAGAAGAAGTAACCCGCCGCTATGGCGTGGGCCGTCGAATAATCGCGTGCCCCGACCCAACAGGCGGCGCAAGAAAAACCAGCGGAGTAGGCGTAACAGACCATGCAATCCTGCGCCGCAGCGGTTTCACCGTCCAAACACCCCGCGCACCCTGGAAAATCCGCGACAAAATTACAGCCGTAAACACAGCCCTAATGGATGCCTCTGGAGCGCAAAGAACAGTAATTAACCCACGTTGCAAACACTTAATCAAGTCTCTACGCACACTCACATACGCCCCTGGAACGGGCCTACCCAACAAAAACCTTGGAGTAGACCACGCATTCGACGCATTTGGCTATTTAGTTCTACAACAATTCAACTTGGCAAAACCAGAAACAATGGGCCCAACTTCTTATCGGTTGTATTGAGGTAGTTATTTAACGTGTTTCCACGTTCTTCCCACAATTGCATTCCAAGCCACTTTTTGAGATACATCCCAAACAAGCCCACACTCAAAGGAGCTGGCACCTTCAGCCGCGTACTGACGCATTTCCAAAACTTTGGCGTTGTCCAGTTTGGAGTTTGGATGATCTTCCCCTACTAGGCGGTGACAAACCGGCTCTTTTTCGCGAATGACTTCTGGCGGCTGGGTCGTCACAAACGTATGGAAGCAAGCCGTACATTTGCGGTATCGCCTCACCTCTTCTGGTCTTTTGCGGTTAATGCTTGTGACGCGACTGACGCTACCGCACTTTGGGCACTTCAATGTTGTTGCTGACTGGCACGAAGGGCTAGAATAGGGCAAAGATGACCCCCATCATGCCCCAAGGACCTGGAACTTACGGCACAAAAAAGGGCCGTCCTCCCGCCAAGAAGAAAAAGGGCATGAAGAAAGGCGCTAAAAAAATGCGTTGCACCTGTGGCGACTAGAAACGAGCCCACTGATAAGGCGCTTTATAGCCGTGTAAAAGCGGCTGCTAAGCGTAAATTTGCTGTATACCCCAGCGCCTACGCCAATGCCTGGCTGGTGCGGGAATACAAGAAGCGTGGCGGCACCTACCGAAAAATGAGTGATGGTGGAACGAAAAAAGCCAAAAAAACCAAGTAAGACCAGCAAAGCTAAGGGTGGGCTTAGCCGTTGGTTTGACGAAAAGTGGGTCGATGTAAAGACCGGAAAGCCTTGTGGCCGTTCCAAAGGTGAAGACAGAGCTTATCCAGCGTGCCGTCCATCAAAACGTGTATCTGCCAAAACGCCGAAGACAACAGGAGAGATGTCACCTGCAGAAAAAGCACGATTTAAGCGTGAAAAGACTGGTTCAAAAAAGATAAGTTACCAGCACAAACGTCGTAAATCCAAAGGCAAGAAGTAGAGCGTTTAATTGCCCAGGACGACTAAGACAGAGTAGAATCACGACATAGACCCTTTTATACCCAGCCATGGCCATCCTTCGTGGTGAACAAGGTGCTGTTCAGTTTGACGCTGCTGGANCTTCCAACGCCACCATCGTTGGAACCCGTAGCTGGACGCTAAGCATNACCAAAGACACACTAGACGTTACCGATCAGGGTGACACCTCTCGTGCATTTGTCGGCAGCTTGATCAGCGGTTCCGGCACCGTTGAACTGGTGTACGACCCAGATGCAACCGGTCAAGCAGCGTTTGTTGAAGACGTGATTACTGCTTCAGATACTGCAGACGCCACGTTCGAGTTGTTTACAACCGGCACAACATCTGGCTCTGATTCCGTCAGTTTTGCTGGCATCATCACCAGCATGGACATTGCGTCCACAGTTGGCGATTTAGTTGTTGCTACCTGCAACTTCGTTACCAGCGGTGCTATTACCTCCAACCTTCAATAAAGGTTAGGGCAATGGCAGAACGCAAAAAGCGTAAACGTGGCCCCAACCTTAGTGTTGGGCGCGGCGAAAAACTGCCTGCTAGCAAGGGTGCCGGTTTAACTGCCAAAGGTCGTGCCAAATACAACCGGGAAACCGGTTCTAAGTTGAAACCACCAGTCACAGGCAAGCCAAAAACAAAAGAGGAGGCTGCCCGCAAACGTTCTTTCTGCGCTCGAAGCCGTAGTTGGACCGGTGAACGGGGTAAAGCAGCTCGTCGCCGCTGGGGTTGCTAATCACTCATTTTTAAAGTGTCATGACCTACTCAGTCCCCGGCTCCGTCAGAACCCACCTTGTCAGCTCCTCTTATTTAGGATCAGTTGATAGCCCATTTGTTCGCACCCGAGCGGTGATCGATCAAATGAAGAGCTGGGAAATCATGAAAGCCGTGGTTTCTGGCACCGAGTATTTACGTGACAACAGCGAAGCATTCCTACCCCTAGAACCCCGCGAAGACTATTCCGCATACCTGGCGCGTGTAAATCGTGCTGTATTTACGCCTTACACCCAGCGTTTAATTCGAGCGGCAGCGGGCTTGATTCTGCGTAAACCAATCAATATTGTTGGCGATCCATATTGGACAGAAGTCTTCAACAAGGATGTTGACGGTTGCGGTTCAGATCTAGACGAATATGCACGCCGTTTAGTTGGTTGTGCATTGACCTATGGCCATTGCCATACGTTGGTTGACTTCCCCGCTCCAACAGAAGCCCGAAGCCTTGCAGAAGAGCGTGCATTAAATCGCCGCCCATATTGGATTGAAGTTGACCCAACCAAAGTGTATGGCTGGCGTTTGGACCGTGAATCCAACTATGGCAACCTAACGCAAGTGCGTATTGGCGAAAAAGCCGTTGTCCCTGACGGTGAGTTTGGCGAGAAAGTTTATGACCAGATCCGTGTTATTGAGCCGGGTCGTTATCGCGTCTATCGGCAACAAGAACAAAACAAAGCGATGCAAGGGAATTTCCCATATTCCTCTTCGTTTGACCAATCAGACGCTACGTCGGAGTTTGAGCTTATTGAGTCTGGGCCGTATTCACTTGATCAAGTCCCCCTGGTCACGATCTATGCGAACAAGACGGACACAATGACAAGTCGTCCACCATTGCTGGACATTGCTCATCTAAATCTTGCTCATTTCCAGCGCCAAGCTGATTTAATCCATAGCCTGCATATCGCATCACAACCAATGCTGGTGCTTGAGGGTTGGGACGATCAGACTAAGGATATGGCGATTAGTG